AAGGAGAAGATTGGGAATTTCACCCTTGTCAAGGAATGCCTGAAATGATTCCTTGATATTTTTTGGCAAAATACAGTCCTGCAATTTATGAGGACGATACTCTTCAACCCAAAGGAATTTTTTATTCATCATTAAGTAATTCTACAGGCTCAAAAATTTCATACAGCGTACCCATTCTATTATGAGTATCTGGGTGATCTACTATACTACCACGATCATATAGGTCTTGTCCAGCGGCAGAAGGAATTGTATAAAACAACGGTTTTTTAATTGTTTTGCATAGTTTAATTGCATGAATAATTCCAGATCCACTGATAGTTTTGTTTATAAAATCCCCAGTTAGAACTACATATTTTTCATATAGAGTCATAATAAACCCTACTCTATCTGGTCTCATCCAGTCTGGTATATTTTCATCCATTAACCACATGCATTTATATGCACCACAGACTTCTGGTCTAGATTCATCTTCATAAATTCCACATCCACATTCAGTAATGTATGGACAAGGAGAACCAGGAAACACTTTGTGTTCATGGATTTTAACTGTTAAAGTTCCACGACAGCACAAAGTGCATTCTCCACATGTTCTCATGGTTCGAGAGCAATATAGTATTTCAAGTCAATACTCTGATGAATCCATTCAGTAATACCTGCTTCGGTTACACTGACTTTATAGTTTCCTGGGTGAAGACGAAGATTCTCAACTTTCATAGAAAGATCAAAATCACCAGTGCTATCACCAACTACAGTTTGACTATAAACATTACCAGTATCATTCTCTTTGTCACAAAGATCTAAATTAATTGTGCCATCAGAAGATGCTCTGAATGCAAGATCAGGGAGACCATATACAGCAGAAGCTTTCTGAAGTCCAACTAGATCCTCATACTTGAGGAGGAAACTGAAGTCAGCGCCAGGAAACTTTACATTAGTTTCTGGTGCGGAACTCAAAGTAATCTCTGGATCAGAGAAGTAATATTTTGCGGAACGACCGTTACCACGGATAGTGACATAACTTTCGTTATCAAACTGGAGTGTAGCATCATCAAACAAAGATAGTCCCGCTAGGAACTGATTCAAGTCATAGATACCGAAGGTTTGTGGAAAAGTCTCTTCACTTTTGTATTCTGCAATAGCATTCTGACCAAGACTAATAGTCTTAAGTGCAGTGCCTTCTCTAATAAGAATAGAGCTATTGATGGTACAAAAGTTCTTCAGAATATCTCTTGTTTGTTTTGAAAGGGTTACTGTACTCATTGAGGATACGTTTCACGGTTGGCATTTTTGTCGTTGAAGTGCATAAGCAGCACAGCATAGTGTAGCACCTTCATGATATCCATGCGAGCGGTGCCTTTTTTGTCGTAGCGAGATGCATACTTAAGAATGTTGCTACGGCAGAATGCTTCTCCGTCACCACATGCTTCAATCAAATCAAGAGTTTGAATCTTATCATCACCAGCAGAATAATGCTGTCCATATGTGTTGGTGATGTATTGACGCAGTTCTTCAAGAATTGCATCTTCATTATATTTAAAAGTCATTTATCCCAAATAAAGTCAAGATCAGTATGGTAGCATTCAATGATGGTTCCGTCAATCTTTCTTACGAAAAGTTTAAGGTCGTGACCACCAAGGATTTTAACGGTCTGCCCGTCTTTAAGACGGGCTAGGTGACCGATGTATCCGTGAAACTCAATAGGTTGATTCTTCATCGTTAGCGTTCTCATCGATTTTATCGTAGAGTTCAATAAAGGAAGTCTTGGTCTCATCATCAAAACGATTGACACAGACTTCGATTGCCTTCATGCGCTTACCAAAGATAGAGAAAGCACGGACAATATGGGTAAGGCGACGAGTGGAGATGACTTCATCAATACCACCATCATTGAAAGTCTTGCGAATAACTTCAGCCCATGTAGCAAGTTTATCACAGAACTCGTCATCTTGGCAACCCAATTCAGAAGAAAGTTTCTGAAGAATTTTAGTTTCAATAGCAGGAGTAGGATAATCTTGTTCGAAAGTCAAAGCAAAACGCTCAAGGAAAGCTTCGTTCAGAACGTTAGTGCCGATGAAACGACCATCATCAGAACCCTTGCCCTTGGCATTGGCAGTGGCAATAACATTAAACCCAGCAGCAGGTTTTACAAACTTGCCAATCTTTTTCAGAAACACACCACTCCCTTCAAGGATGGATTGGAGACAGAGGATTTTGTTGCTAGCAAGGTCAACTTCATCGAGTAGCAGGATTGCACCTCGTTCGAGTGCCTCAATGACAGGTCCGTTATGCCAAACAGTTGCCCCATCCACAAGGCGAAAGCCACCAATAAGATCGTCTTCATCAGTTTCAATAGTAATGTTTACACGAATCAATTCACGATCCAGTTGGGCACACGCTTGCTCCACAGAGAAAGTCTTACCGTTACCAGACAGACCAGTGATAAAAGTGGGGTAGAATAGACCAGACTTGATGATTTTTTTCAAGTCAGAAAAGTTCCCGAACGGGACAAAGTTATCATCTTTGTCTGGAATTAGATTAAATTGTTCCCGTTCGGTAACAGGAACAGCAGGAGCAGCCGAGGGTGCTTCATAGGTTTGCTCCAAACGTTCTTGCACGGTCAGGTTCCAAGTACCGCGCTTCACATAGAAATCGCGCAGACGCTTTACCGCAGTCGGATACGTAACTCCAAAGTGATCACAAGCGTGGCGCACATGATCAGCATTGATGTCGTTACCATAGGTTTCAGAAAGATAAGAAGCGAGTTGAGGAGTGGTCAGGTCGGACTTGGCAGGCATTGGTCTCTTGTGTTGATGTAGTAATTATAGGGCAAAGGGGTGGTGGTGCCACCCCCCAGTGGACGGTTAGTCAAGCGACATACTCAATAAAAGAGTTGAGCAGTTTCTTGTTGGTTGATTTACTAGCCAGCATCTTCTTGAATGCTTTTGTAATCTCACCTTTCTTTGCTCCAGTTTCTACAGAAAATTCAGAACTGGTTGAAAGAGAATTGCTAGCAATAACATAAAGCGCATTGAAAGCTTTGGGATCAGGGATGATTGCAGACTTTTCTTTCTTCCATTGTTTCTGAACTTCATTATACTTACCAAGATTTCCGTAAGTTGAAACAAAAGTAGAAAGCTGCGATGCAGTACCGATACGGAATCCAATAACATTTACGCCAGGATTGCGGTCGCGCACTTGTTTAATAAAGATGTTTGTATTCTCACCCCACCCATCAAATTTAGGATAGGTGATACCAGTCTTGCGATCACGAAGAACACAGTTGTCCATGCGACGAGGACGAACATAAGACTCATCTTTATAGTCATTATATAACTTACGACCATAAGAAGACTGGCAAGATTCTCCATCAGTAAGAATACAAAGATTAACTTTCTGGAGATCGTTTTGTTTTTTAAACTCTGGAATGATGTAATTCATCATTACAATAGCTTCGTTCAACGGTGTGCCAGAGAGACCGATACCAGAAGTAGTTGGATAATAAACATATCGGCAATAAGCATATGCTTCTCGGAAAAGATTAAGACACATACGATCATAATCTTTAGCATTGGAGCGCGATGAAATCATGTTCATTAGATGGAACAAATCTTTGCCGATAAAAACTTTGTTCTCTTTGCAACCTTTTGATTCGTAGAACTCTTCTTCTCTTTGGTATTGGTTGCCGTTATTGCATCGACGGACACAAGCATAGTCATTAGTAAAAGCATAAACTTCAAAAGGAATCTGAACTTTCTTACAGAAAGCAGTCAGGTTCAACAACTGTTTAACCGTGGCAAGAATTTCATGTTGCATAGAACCAGACCAGTCAAGCAGAAAAAGCAGACCGTGATTCTTACCATCAGGAAGAACTGTTACTTTCTTGAAGATGTCTTCAGAATACTTATAAGTATGCAGCCTTGTAGTGTCAAGAACACCAGTTTTAGATTGACCTGCACGAGCGTAAGCGTCAGCAGACTTACGGCATTCAAACTCTTTAACAAGGTAGTTAACTTCCTTTTGAGACTGCTTACGGAATTCACGATAAGCATCATCTACTTCTATATATCGATCAGATCGATCACAAGAGGATTCAGGATCATTAACAAAAGCATTGCGCTGCTCGTCAATCCAGTTATGAACTTCAGTCCAGTCTGCAACATAGTCAGGAAGATTTAAAGAATCAGGAATTTCGACATAAGTTACACTACCACTAAAACGATCTGTAAATTTCTGTGCGTTTTCATCAAACGCCTTTTGTGTTTTAGATTCCAATTCATTATCTGAATGATCTCCTCCTTCAGGTTTGGAAGATTGATTACCAACAGGAGCACCTTCATTGGCGTTATCTTCTTCGTTGGTATTGTTGTTGGCGTTCTCGGTATTTTCTTCAGACTCTTGCTCACTGTTTTTCGTCTGGATAGATTCACCTGCACCTTGAGTAGACTGTTGAGGTCTCATTTCTTCAGGAGCTTGTTCTTGTATCTTTTCTTTCTTACTGAAATTAAAGATATCTACAGCAATTTGAAGTGCCTCATCAAAAGTTTCACACACGTCAATGCGAGGGAGAAATTGTTTCTCATCTTCCTGAAAAGGAATCATTGCACTAGCACCAATCTTGTAGTGAAGATTGATACGATCGATCAGACTATACGTTGACAGATCATCATCCTTGGTCTCAAAGAAATTGTCATCATGAAGTTCTTTATAACCACCAGCAAAAGACTTACGCAGACCAGGATACTTACGCTTCATCAGCTTCTCGATGCGAGCATCTTCCACAACATTCACAAAGTCCATAGGACAGTCTGCAATGCTGCACCAGTCTTCGTTAGGTGTGAAGAGAGCGTGACCCACTTCATGACCTACCAGAAGGTCATAGACGATGCCAGAAGCGCGATCCCAGTTCGGTAGGGTGAGCACACGGGTATCCACGTTGAACTGTGCTGTAGGGCAATTACGGTGCTCTACAACGAGGTTCTCGGTAGCCAGCAGACGGGCGAGGTTACCTTTGATCTCTTGGCGGGACATGACTCTCTTGCGTTGATGCCATTAGTATATACGCAAAAAGGGAGGTCCGAAGACCCCCCTATGCCGCTTCTGCAACTGTCTCTCGGACCACGCTAAAGTTCTTTACCTTCTCACACTGTAAAGTTCTGTCAAACTTTCCATCAAGATTTTCTTTGTGAGAGATCACAAACACATTAGTGTCGTCATCAAAGTTACGAAGAATCCATCCCAACTCACCAGTGCCATTTTGATCTAGAGATCCATCAAAGATCTCATCTAGTATAAGGATGTTAGTATCGACACTATTCTTAAGTTTAGCAACAGCACGCCAAGTAAGCAGAAGAGCGATGTCAATACGAGCTTTCTCTCCTTCGCTGAAGGACTCGTAAGAGAAAGTATCTCTGTATCGTGACTTGATTGTTTCTTCAAAGTTCTCGTCCAGCGCAAAGTTAACATAGAAGTCCATGTTCTGAAGATACTGGTTGATGAGCTTGTTCATCACTGGAAGATATCTCTTGATGATTCTGGTTTTGATTCCATTATCTTTCAAGAGTTGTGATGCTGCTAGCAGCGTATCACGTTCTTCTTTGATCTCGGAGATCTGTTTCTTCAGTTTCAGGTATTCTTCCTGCAGATATTTTAACTTTTCTTCCGCTTCTGTAGAATCAGATTTATTATTTCTTAATATTTCAATTTGATTCATCAGGTCTCTAACCTGCTTCTGAATTCTAGTTATGGTTGAGTTTGCGATTGCGATATCAGAGTTGACTTTGTTAAGTAGTTTTGTCGTTTCAATGTATTTGTTCTCTCTATCTTCTTCCAATCTAATAGCGATGTCCATTTCCTCAAATCCTTTGTTGAGTTCTTTAATGGAATCCATAATGGAAGCAAGTTTAACATCCTTCAGTTCCTCTGTGATTGATTGGCTGCATGTAGGACAAGTTGCATTGTTTGCAAAGAACTCATGTTCTTTTTTATGAGTTGCAAATTTTTGCTGAATCTTTCCTTTTAAAGTGTTTAACTTCTTTAGTTTAGTTGGTGCGTAGGAGTTCTCTTCTAAATCTTTAGAATAAATTTCGGATTGATTGTTAAGCTCTGCTACAGACTCAACAGTTTTTTCTTCTTCCGCTAACAAAGATTCTATGGCAGATTGTTTTTCCACAATCGATTCTTGATTTCTTTTGTTTATCTCATCAATAAACTGCTGCTGCATACTGATTTTTTCTTCAGCAAGATTTGCCTTGTAGTCAATGTCTTTCATCTCTTCTGTAGAGGACTTGACTTTATCTTTGAGGACCGTATTCATTACAGAGAAAATCTGAATATCCAGAATGTCCTCAATGATATCCCGTCGTTGTGCAATAGGCAAACGCATAAATGGTACAAACGTACTACTCCCAAGAACCACAATCTGTGTAAAAGATTTGTAATTCATCTTGAGAATGTTTGTCTCTAATTGCTTTTGATAATCAACAGCAGTAGATGACTGATCCAACATCTGACCATTTTGATACACCTCAAACTTTGCTGGTTTGATTCCTCTAACAACACTAAATTGATTTTTACCTACACGAAAATCAATCTGCACCTCACAATCTTTTTGATTGATGCTATTGACCAGCATGGGTTTATTAATTTTACGGAATGGTTTTCCAAATAAAGAAAAGGTAAGCGCGTCCAGAATGGTGCTCTTACCCGCTCCGTTGGTTCCAATAATAAGATTGGTTTTGGCAGCTTCTAAATCAATCTCTGTAAATACATTCCCTGTAGACAGGAAATTTTTCCAACGGAGTTTCTGAAAGACAATCATTCTAGGTCAGGTCAATTGGTGGAATAATAAAATCATCAACGGTTATTATAGCATACCTTTGATCTCTTTCGTCACAGGCTGCAATAATTATATCTTTTTCTACTTCAATGATTTGAAGTTCTGGAGCACGAGAATCGCATTCTATTAGTTGAATTGCATATCGTTCAGCATCATCTTCCTGCTCAAAAATTGGAATGACATTTTCTCCTGTAATTGTATCCACTACGGAGAATACGCCTTCTGGTTTATTTGCGAGTGAAAGAATGTACGCTGGCATTATACCATCTCACAACTTTCAATATATAGGGATCTCATAAGTTTTTTGAGAGATGTCTTATCTACAGATATCTCTACCTCATCGATGTATTCATTGAGAAGTGTGAGAGTATCTTTGACTTCGATATCTACATCTTCGATAGCATCATCGCCCACCAAAGTCTCGACAACTTTAATATCATGAGCACCAGCTGCGTAGAGACTATCAATCATAGTTTCAAACTGATAATAATCTCTCTTCTCTTCTACAACAACTTTTATAAATGTATTCTTATACTCACTATAGTTGATATTGATTTCTCCATCAACGTCATTGTAATAAACTTTTTTAAAAATCTCATATGGATTTTTAATTCTTGTCAATCTATTCGTTGATGGGTTGTATAAATGAAATCCACGCTCATCTTTATAATCGTTCCAGAACATCTGATAAGGATTACCTAGATATGTGATGTTACCTTTTGTAGATTTGTGATGATAATGTCCAGAGAATACTTGTTTGAAATCTTTGAAGACCGATGGATCCATACCATGCTCCATCTTGAGACCAGGAGTTACTTCAAAACCATCTAGCTCAAGGTGTCCCATGACGATTTGGGCATCTGTATTTTTGAGATGTTCCATCGTTTCTTCTTCGTTCTCCCTATTGATCCAAGGGACAAGACAAATTGACGTACCTTCAATATCAACAGTAGTAATTCTAGAGTATACCTGTATATTCTCATAGTCTGTCAACAACAGTTCTGGGGAATTAATTTCATTAGTGTTCTTGTAGTAGACACAATGGTTACCAAGAATCATATGAACTTTGATTCCCATATCTCGAAGACGATCGAAGTATGCTTTACGAACTCGATTCCATACATTAAAGTCAATACCTTTACGATTATCAAAAGTATCTCCAAGATCAATGATTTCTTTAATACCTTTTTTCTCTAGCGTTGGGAAAAACACATCATCATAGAAACGTTGAAAGTATTCCCAGAAAGCCAGAGACCCTTTACGACCATCAAGATGTTGATCTGTAATAAGTGCAACTGTCATCGGTTCATCCTAGTCTCAATGTTTTCTTTGATGCTGCCCATATCAGAATAGGAAGCATTCATACCTGCCATATCACCCTCATAGGTTTCTGTGTACATCACTTCTTGGTGACCAGATCTCTCAAGGATTTTAGTTTTGATTTCTAGTTGGCGCTTCTCTTTCTGAATCCTACGCAAGAAAGCATAGTAAATAATTTGTGTGAAGTAAGCAAATGGATTAGAAGACTTTTCTGGATTAAAGTTGTCAATATACTGGAGGCAGTTTTCAATGCCGTCGCAGATCATGTCCTCACGGAACATGTAGTTGACAAAGTTTGGTTTGTAAGACAGGTGCGTGGCGATCTTTAGGAAACATTCCCCGATGTAATTAGGTACTAGGGGTTTGTCCTTACCCTTTTTCTTGGCAAGCTCAACCTTACGTTTATATTCCACGATTGCTTCGAGGAACTCTTTGTTATTAACGTAGTTTTCGGTTTTTGTCTTTGCCATCTAGTTATCATTTGCTGATGACAGTATAACTGAATTCTATCGTTCTGTCAAGTAGCTTGACAAAGAACCTAAAACCTATTAGACTCACTCTGTTCGGGGTGAAAGATACATAGTATCTAGCTTTTATTAAATAGAGCTTCTAATTTCTTTTTAGTCTCCTCAACAGATCCTAGATACCCCATCTCTCTGGAGATGTTGTTCTTTGTAGAATCAGAGTCTTCGTCTTTACCGTTTACATTCATAATGTAATATTGAGCAATGCGTTCATCCAGTTCAGAGATAGTAAGAACTTGATTCATCTGAATGATGAACATATCATCATAAGAAGAGGCTATCCATTCCTTTAAAGAAAATCCTTCAATAATTTTTCCAGATTTTTTTTGAGTTACTTTTTCAACAAGTAAAGGATTCTCTAACAATAAAGAATCCTCATCTGTCATGTAACAAACTTTAGAAATGAGTTCCTCTCCTGATGATAATTTTATCGTTGCATAAAATTCTTCTTCCATTATTACCTTAAATCGACTTTAATAGTTTCATACTTAAAGTTTTCTTCCTGGTAAATTGCAATTCGTTCATATAGATGTTTTAATGTATAGTTCTCTTTACTACCCGAAATGTCATCTGCAATGTCATAAAGAGTTGCTATATCTTTTCCTTCTCCTTTTCTTAAAACCCTTCCAATACTTTGGAGGTTACGGACTCTAGATTTAGAGGGAGATGCAAAGATAATATTATGCAGTCTCTTGATGTTAATACCAGTACTAAATGTTCCATAAGAAGCAATGATCACTGCATTGTCTTCTTTTTCTGTAATGACTCTGACAGCTTCACGATCTTCAATATCAGTGCCGCCGTGTACGAAAAATACTCTACGTTCATTACCAACACTGTTATTTATTAGTTCATAAAGTGGTTCGCCATGCTTCTCCACATAGTTAAATAGCACCAGTGTATTACCACTAATGTCACTAACAAGATTTTTTATTAGATTATTTCTTTTGTTGTGAGTAACAATGTATTCCATTTCAGAATGAAAGTCTTGAAAATACTGATACTCATGTTTACATACAAGAACTTTAATTCTGAAATTTGATAGATAACCTTTTTTGATGAGGTCGTCAGTCTTTGTAACTTTTTCGCAGGCACCAAAGAGACCCTCTAGGACCCACTTGTGAGTCTTGCTACCATCTAGTGTACCCGTGAATCCAAAACGATACTTGGCATTATGTAGCTTGGTCATGATTCCTGTAAGAGACTTTGACTTGAATAAATGAGCCTCGTCTCCAATCACACAATCAATATCATCGAAGTATCTCTTGGGGAACTTGTAGATAGACTGCCAGGTAGAAATGATAACTTGTTTATCTGTGTTCTTATCCTTGCCAGAATAAATGGTGTGACAGTATTCATCTGCGCCCCACCCATAGTCTTTAAAATCTTTAATCATCTGCTCTACTAGAGATGTGGTAGGAACTACTAGCAGAATTTTTTTACCTGTTGCAACATAGTATCTTACAATACTGTAGATCATCAGTGACTTGCCTGATCCAGTGGGAGACAGAAACAAACCTCTGTTGTTCTTCAGTGCTTTGTACACTGTCATGTATTGATAGTCTCTGGGAGGATGTCTGGAAATTTTATCCATAAACACCTTGACACCACCAGGAGAAACCATATCATTGGTCTCTTCTACTTGACCATACCAATCATTGTTCTCGTATGAAAGACGATACTTTCTTTCAGTACACCATTGCTTTAGATGTGGTAAAAGACCATTGTATAGTTCTCCTGTAGCAGGAGAATACAAATGAATCATCCCATCCCAATATCTAAATCTTGGTTGTCTTTTTAAGAACTTTGCCTCTGGTAATTCAAATGAAAAGTAATCCGCTAATTCTCTGTGAACGTGTGGCTCGGAATTGACAGTCAGGTAGACTTCGTTCTTTTTCTTGACAACGATGTTAGACATCATGTACTCCCATTAATAAATTTTTCCCATTCAATAGCACTCTTAACTTGGAATCCTCTGTTTGAAATTTGACGCATCACCTGATCTAGGTAATACAACATCTGGTCAATAAACTTGACCTTTGCCTCCAGGTTAATGATCTCGTCATCTGATTCCAGATAGACTTTCATTTTTTCTGCAGTCTTGATGCTAGCTCCAAATGGTTTTTCGGCGTATACTTTTGCTTCTGCTTCACCGCCGTAGTATTCTCTTTTATCTTTTACAAGTTTGCGAATTTCAAACTCTAAAGAGGTTTTAATTTGAGAGAGGTCTGTGTAATGGTTTAAGTATTTATTGTGTTGGAAAGGGATCTCCAATGCTAGTCTTGCGAGATCTTCTGTATATTCCTTGTTCTTAAACTGAAAGTCAATCTGTGTATCTTTATCCCACTCTTCTCTAATTTTCGCGAAGCGTTGATGTAGTTGTTCAAATTTCATATAATCTGGAAGTCTTTATCACGAATAGTATATCGAGTATACTTGAAGGTTACATTAGCAGTGAAAAAATCGATGTCGTTGACAGTGGCATCGAATGTTAATTCTGTCAAAGAAACTGGAAATAGTCTTTCAAAATCAATGTAAAAATTAGCGTTGTGATTTGAAGTATGAATTTCTAAAAATCCATTGGAGTATCCCAGTCCTTCAACTTCGCCGCCTGTTTCTGCATTACCATTGTCTCTAATCCAGTTCCAAATAGAAGAGTAATTTTTAAGATCTTCATCTACTATAAAACGTACTTGTAGATCTCCGTAAGTTACTCCTCCACCAGGAATAATAGGAACTCCTCTGAATCTAGTCTGCACTTCCGTGACAGGCATTTGTACATCAGGGAGATTTACTGCTTGGCATAAAAAATCAACAGCAGAAAATCTTTCAAGCTTTAACTTGAAACCAACTGGAGTTAGGTAATTACGATTTACAAGTTGTTCTTTATACCAATCAGCAGGCATGTCAACTTCCCAAGCTACTACTATTTAGCAGTCGTCCAAAAGTCCTCCAACTTGAGAACCAGCTTCTGATCCTATCTTCTGACCTAATAGTAAAGCCCAACCACCTGCCAACCATCCAATGTAAGGAATGTTGACTACTGCAGGTACAATAGCACCAGCAGCAATAGCACTACCTGCCATAGCACCTTGTGACCGAGCTCCAGCGTCCGCGATTAAACATTCTACTTGTTTCGCAGACTTTCCCTCGCCATTGGCGGCACCTCCCAAGTTTCTAGCGCCGTCCATTGTATACTGATCACGACGATACTCACGACGTTGTTCAGTTCCACCAAACAATCCTTGTTTGTTTTTATTTAAATTTAAAGATTTTTCTGATTCTAAAATTGCTGGATCATTCGCCTTATATTCAATCTCATATCCATCTTTTCCTGCTTTGATTTTGTATGACGAATATGGACCACGAGGGATATTAATCACAGGAACATCTGGAACATTAGATCTGGTGTCTCTCAATACATATCCCAAAAGACCTACATGTGATAGCGCAAAAAGAGATCCAGCAACAATGGCAACAGTTTTCAAATGAGATCTGGAGACTTTATTTGGCACTGTAGTAGTATCAGCATTCTTTTGTTGTTCTTGCATCTTTGCTGCTTTTGCAGCTTTAGCTTCATCTAAAGTTGCCATTTCTCTATGACGTAGAGCAATAATTATTTAGACAAAAAAAGAGGTCCCTTTCGGGACCCCTGTAAAAACCTGAAGTGATGAATCACATGAGGTTGATAACTTGTACTCTTCTATAGTACATGTTTGAACCAGCGGTGAGAGTCTCGCCATCGGGGGTGCCGTTGTACTGACCGTTGGTGGTGACGAATGGGTTCGATACCATGCCGTAACGAGTCTTGAAGCCAATCTTGGGCTGGAAGGTGTTAGGATCGATAGAACGAACCATCTGGAGGGGAACATATGGGCAGTAGAATAGACCTGCGTCATATGGTGAAGTACCCTTATAACCGATAACATAGTAGTGCTTATCGGAAAGGTTAGCAGCATAAGGATCAACATAGACCTTGATGCGACCGTTGATGGTGCCAACTGCGAGGTTGCCAGTGTCATCAACGCCACCGATGGAAGGACCACCAGCACCGTTAAGACCTGAAGAGTAGTCGAGTACACCAGCCATTGCGAGTGCAGAAGCAACGTCAGCTGAACAGATCAGGAAGTTGCCCTTTCCTCTACGAGTCTCTTGTGCGATTGCGTTAGCGTCGCGCTCGATTTGGAAGAGAAGACCTTTGAACTTCTCAACTGACCAACGACCGTTGGAGTCAACGTCGAGGTCGAAGATGCCTTGGTTAGCAACGTTGTTGAGAGCACCTTTCTTTGCAACGGTGTAGACGGTACGAACGACTTCACGGTTGATTTCTGCGAGAACTTCGCTGGACAGAATGTTAGCGAGTTCTTGCTCTGCATCAAGACCATGGATCGCCTTGAGGTCTTGTGCGAGTTCTAGGGTGTACTCTGCTTTGAGTGCTCTGGACTTCGCGGTTACCGAGGTCTTCTCGATGCTGAATGACATCTCGCGGAAGAGTCTGTTCGACTCACCCATGCGCTCTAGATCTTCGCGGCTCATACCACGACCTACTTCATATGCGTTAGCAGCAGGGTTTGCGTCGTTGAGGAGAGCAGGGTTGTTGCCTTCAGAATCGCCACCAACACCAGCACCAGTTCTAGGTGTGTAAGCGCCAGCAGTTGCATCGTAACCAGCGGTGAATCCAGTGTCAGGCTCATTGAAGAGTGCCTCTTCGCCTTGTAGACCTTCGTAGCGTGAACGCATTGCGAAGATTAGTCCAGTAGGACCTGACATTGGTTGAACGCCACAAACGTCATATGCCATTAGGTTAGGCATTGCACGACGGACGAGGCTGATTAGAACGGGATCGAAACCAGCAAGTCCAGTTGCGTTATTTGCGCTGTTGCCGAGAGGTGCGCCAGAACCTAGTCCACCAGAGGTAGATAGTGAGTTGACTGCAACTTCGTTTAGCATTCCACGCTCTTCGCGTAGGAATCTTTCTTGGTTTTCCAGGAGAACAGAGGTAACGGCCTTCTTATAACGGTCAGTGATAGGTGTAGCACCTTCGTGACCTAGAACAGGCGACCACTTTTCCTGGAGTCTTTCTGCGTTAAACATTTGTAACTCCGAGTGTTTTTAGAAAAGGGATTAATATTATCAGGAATTCCAGCGGTTGATTGCGTTGAGATATGCCGCCATTGCAGGTGACAGTTCCTCGCTTTCTACTGGGGTTTCATCGGTAACTTCTGCTTTGGGAGCAGAACCCGAGGGGAAGTATGATTCGCGGAGAGTTTTTAGTTTCTCTGCGAACTTTTCTTCTGTCTCAAACTCTACGCCTTCAGCGAGAGAAGCTAATTTGTCTTTTTGAGTATCTGCGAGACCTTCTGAAACAACGTTCAGAATAACTTTTTTGGCAGACTCGTCTAGACGATTCTGTAGTTTCACATTTGCCTTAACCTGTTCGTCGAGGCGTTCCTCCATCTTACGAAGATCGTCAGTCAGACCCTCAACAACATCAACTTTGTCGTCGGGGATATTAATGTAA